GTGGCGGCTTGGCCGAGATAGGTTGTCAGGCGGGAGGTGGAAACTTTTACCCCTTCCGGAAGCTCGTTGTGCAGACGGCCTTCTTCCCCTGCTTCGCCGCGACGGGTTGCTTCAATCTCAAACATGAGGTCGCGCTCGATCACCGCTTGAGCCTCGGTCTTGAGTGCCGCCGCCACGTCGGGAGCGGCATTGGTCGCCGCGACATAGGATTCGACCAGCCTCTTGCGGACCTCGAACGGGAAAGGATTCGGCTTGGTGCCGCCGAAGTAATCTTCGCGGCGGGCAAGAAAGTCGTAATGGGCCGAGGCGTCGAGCGCGGCTTGGGCCAAGTGCTGCGTCAGGCGGGTGGTCGAGATGGCCACGCCATTGGTCAGTTCGTTGTGCAGACGACCCTCTTCCCCTGCGGCGGCTCGGCGAGCGGCTTCGACTTGTGCCATGAGATCGCGCTCGATGACGGCCAAGGCTTCTTGCTTTTTCGCTGTGGCCACTTCCACTGCACCCGTTGCCCCGGCGACATAGCTTTCGACCAAGGACTTGCGGACTTCGTAGGAGAAAGGATTCGGCTTGCTGCCGCTGGAGTAATCTTCCCGACGGGCCAAGAAATCCCAGTGCGCTCCGGCTTCGGTCGCCGCTTGGGCCAAGTAAGTTGTCATCCGCGCCGTGGAGATTTTCACACCCTCCGGCAACTCATTGTGCAGCTTACCCTCTTCCCCTGCTTCCGCACGGCGGGCCGCTTCGACTTGGGCCATGAGGTCGCGCTCGATGACGGCAAACGCCTCCTGCTTGAGGGATGCGGCCACGTCCGGAGCCGCCGTCGCCGTCGCGATATATGACTCGACTAATTTCTCACGGATCTCAAAAGGGAAAGGGTTCGGCTTGCTGCCGCTGGAATAGTCCTCACGGCGGGCCAAGAAATCCCAATGCGCTCCGGCATCCGTGGCCGACTGGGTCAGATACTCGTTCATCCGCGCCGTGGAGATTTTCACACCCTCCGGCAATTCGTTGTGCAGCCGTCCCGCCTCGCCGCCAGCCACCCGACGGGCCGCTTCGATTTCCTGCATCAGGTTGCGCTCGACCAAGGCCAAGGCTTCTTGTTTCAAAGCCGATGCCGCGTCGACCGCGCCGCTGGTCGTGGCCAAGTAAGACTCAACCAACTTCTTGCGGACTTCGTAGGGGAAAGGACTCGGTGTCGTGCCGCCCGCATAGTCCTCACGGCGGGAAAGGAAAGAATAATGGGCCGAGGCTTCGGTCTGGGCCTGGGTGAGATACGTGGTCAGACGCGCCGTCGGGATCTTCACCCCTTCCGGCAATTCATTGTGAAGCTGACCTTCTGTGCCGCCTGCGGCACGACGCGCCGTTTCGACATCATCCATCAAGTCACGCTCGATCAGGGCAAAGGCTTCCTGCTTGAGCGAAGCCGCGACCTCGGCGGCGGCATTGGCCGTGGCAATGTAGGATTCGACTAGTTTCTTGCGGACTTCGAAGGTGAATGGATTTGGTTTGATCCCTGTCGAGTAGTCCTCGCGACGGGCCAGGAAGTCGTAGTGCAGTGAAGCATCGGAGGCCGCTTGGGAGAGATACTGCGTCATCCGCGCTGTCGGGATTTTTACCCCGTCCGGAAGCTCGTTATGCAGACGACCCTCCTCACCGGACTGTCCGCGCCGAGTCCGCTCCACGTCGGCCGTCACATTGCGGTCGATCAATTCCAAGGCTTGTGTCTTGAGCCCCGCACCATCCGCCCCGTTATCTGCGGCAATAATGGAAAGCGCAAGAAGCCGGACCACTTCGACTGGAAGCAGGGAGTCGAATTGCGCGGCATCCGAAGTCAGCGCGGCAAAGGTCAGGCTGGTCTTGGCCTTGTCTTCGCGGCGGCTGACAAAGTTGTAGTGATCGACCGCCTGCTGGTAAGCCTGGTTGATGTAACTCTTGAGCCGACTTTCTGGGAGCCGATATTGGACGAGCGTCTCCAGCCCGATCCGTCCGGTCATACCGCCGAAGGTGTTCTGCCCGTTCGAGGTGGCCAGCGATTGAAAGGTCGTCCGACGCGCCCGCTCGACTTCATTCATCAAGTTGCGCTCGATGTAGGAATTGGCCTTGGTCTCCAGCGCGGTGGCCAGTTCCAACTGGTTGTTCTCCTCGCGCCAGAGCGACAAGATCATCGTCTTGGTCGCGTCGATGTTGTCGAGGATGAGGTCGCCCGTGGTCGGCACGCCAGTCGTGCCACCCGATTGCCAGACGAGCGGCGACTTCTCCAACTCCTCGCGGCGGGAGAGAAAATTGTAGTGGTCGATCAAACGGCGCTGGGCCTCGTTGATCCGTTGGTCGATGCGCGCCGTATCGGTCACCGCCACGCCATTATCGACGTAGGGTGCCAGCAGATTACGTGCTTCGAGGTAAGTCGCCATTTATTGCAGTCGGATCCAATTCGTCCCGTCGATTTTTTGCCACGCGAAGGATTGACCGGCTGTCGTTCCCGTCGGAAGAGCGGCACCCAGCACGGTATTGCCGTTAAGGTTCACCGTCAGTGTTGTCACAATGCTGCGCGTAAAAAACCGGAGGATCTGTCCGACCACACTATTGTTCGTGCTCGGGAAGTTGAAGAAGAAGGTCGCGTAGGTCGTCGTGTTGTTGAGCACCACAGTCTCATCAATCCCGCTCGACCCTGCACTCAGCGTGCCACCCGCTGCGGGCGGCGCGGGAAGAGTAACAATAGCACGATTTTTCTTCGCTTCAGGTGCCGTGAGGTAGGACGCAAACGTATCCAGCAACGACTGCGGGTCGTTGGGATACTTGGTTCCGGTGGGGAGTGTTCCTGGGATTAGTGCCATAGGTTAGCCCTCATACATGATGTTGACCGATCCGGCGTCGAACGCGTCGGTGCCGTTGACTGTAGTAATACGGATGCGGTCGAGTGCGCCTGAGAGGGCAGGGCTAACGCCTCCCCCTGATCCACTTTCGCCTGATCTGCAAACATACGATGACACCCACGATGTCCCAGACACCAAAGTTATTGTCATGTGGCCAACAAGTGAATACGCAGCAAGATTGTGGATGCAAAACCCAGCAGTGGAAGTTGCTCCAGCAGTCCCAGCACTGTAGTTGAAGGTTCCCCCAGAGGAGGAATACCCACTTGTCGATATACTGCCCGCTCCGATTTGAACTAATAGGGAGCTACTTCCATTGGTGCTGACTTGATTAAGAATCACCGTAATCCTTCGAGTCCAAGACGGAATGCCAGTGAAGTCGATTGCAGTTCCGCTGGCGGGTTGCGCCGTGGCAAGCGTTAGCGGTTGCGAAAGTTTTGCTGGAGTCACCGCACCATTAGCAAGCTGCGTGGTTCCAATGCCAAGTGCCTTAGTGGCCGAAGTCGTCTGCGTCGTGGCGTCGTCGAACGTGATGCCGGAGGATGTGATGGAGGTTGGCATGGTTAGAATTTGATGCAATACAGCATGGCGATGTTCTTCGGGCGGGTTTCGGTGCCGCCGGTGGCCAGTGCCGCGCCTGTTGCCGTAGGCCCATATCGGACTGGGCCAAATTGCGTTCCTGTAGTTCCAAAGTTGCCCGTGCTTGAAAAATTATTGATATCATGTGCATGGCTTTTCAATTCGTCGGCCTGCTTTGCACCAAACGTCCCCGCCGCCGTGCCGTCGCCGTTGGTTCCGCTGCCTCGCACGAAGTAGCCGCGCAGGTCGGGCACATTGAAAGTCGTGCTACCGTTGCCAACTCCGTGGGTCGTTCCGACAGCAGCAAAGAGCCTTGCATAGGTGGAACGAGAAACTGCGGTGCCATCTGCCGCCAGCCATCCTGTCGGTGCGCTGTTCATGGCGAATGCCATCACCGCACCAGCAGGGACGCCTCCGGTGGTAATACCCGTCGCGTCCAAGGTCGCCGCGGTCGTCCCGTTGACCTTGATGTAGCCTTGGGCGAGTGTTGGATCTGCTTCTAATGAGATGGCCATAGTAGATGGTTAGCTGTCTTTGATTTCGGTCAGCGTCAGCACAGCAGATGCTTGTCCGCCGTAGCGGCGTGTTCCGCCGTTGCTGTTGTATGCAAAATTTACGGTTCCAACACTTGGGCCAACACGGACAGAATAAGTTATCGCTGAACCGCTGGCCGGAGAATCTAGGTGCTGAATGAAGACCGGCGTAAAGGCATTGGCTACTGAGTGAGTTGTGGCCATTACGTTGATTGCGGTAGATCCACGGAACAAAACGTGGCTTGCTGCAAAGCCAGTGTTTGGCGATGCGCAGAACCCGCTGAACTGAACAAGTATTTTGTTGGTGCTGCTATTCGGCGTGATCGTTGCCGTCAGCAATTCCCAGCCTTCTGTGCTTTGCGGAATGGTGTCGTCAGAAGGAATAGGTGCGCTGATACTCAATACGGTCGCCACTGTAGACGAGACAACCTGAACAACGGCACCATCGGCAACCTTAGAATTAACAACAGCACCATCGGCGATCTCACTTGTAGTCACACACCCATCCGGCAATCCCCCTGCGGTGATTCCGGCGACTGTTCCTGTTCCGTTGATGGTGATCGGCATAATTCTTAGACGACAGTCCAGGTTGAGCCATTGGGCACGGTGACTGTGATTCCGTTGGCGACCGTAATCGGGCCGGCTGACATGGCGTTTTTGTTAGTGCTTATTGTGTAATTCGTATCGACCGTTTGGTCGTTCTCATAAAATACACGATCTGTGCCGCCTCCGGTAGCGCCACGGATTTTGGCATTGGGATCGATCTTGGCTTCGGTCACGGCACCATCGTTCAACATCGAGGTGGTGATGATGCTCGGGCCTCCGGTCAGGACGAGATACCAAGGCATCACGGTGGTTCCGACTGTGTCCGTCGCCTTGAAGAAAGTCATGTAGACGCGACCGCCATTGGCCGTTCCGGAGGTCACGGTGACCACCGCCGAGCCGAGTTCGGCATTGGTATCGGCATCGGTGACCCGGGTCAGCACCCATGCAGCCACGGCACTACCTGTGTTAGTCACGGTGTAAATGCCGTTGTGCGCGGCACTGGTCTGATCTTTGACTAAAATGCGGTCATTCGCCGCAACGGCCGCACCGTCGATAGACAGTGCGCCAAGGGTTCCGTTGTTGGTCAAAGTTGCTCCGACACCCGCTGTGCCGTTGGCGTATGTCGCGGTCAGGTTGGCCGTGGTCGCCAGCCGCGCCGCGTCTTTGTAAGGCATCCCGGTGACGGCGGAATAGTCGACGGCAATGGGAACGGCGGTTCCGACTGCTGTAACTCGACCCTTGGCGTCAACAGTGAACGGACGCACTTGGGCCGCGTTGTCGTTGTAGGTTCCGGCAGCGACACCGCTATTAGCCAAGGTTGCCGCCGCCGAGACGTTGGCCGACCCGTTGAAACTTGAGAGTGTCGCGGTGACATCGCCAGTCAGCGAAAGATTTCTTGCGGTAGCTAGTGTCGTGGCCGTTGAGGCATTGCCCGTCAACGGTCCACTGAAAGCTGTGGCCGCACACGTTCCAGTAACGGTCGTC